TATTATAAAAAGATATGGAATCAGATAAAGAGATATTTAAAGGGAAAAAGTTATCTGACCTTTTTGAAGAAATTTATAATAATTCTAGAGAGACAAAATCTCAAGTTAAGGGACTAATAGGAGAGCTTAAACCACTTATAGAAAATATAGGAGACGCAACTCTTCTTGTACCTATGATTAAAGAGTATATGGAAATAGGTGTTAAAAATGACGAACACCTTATTAAACTAGCAACAGTAATTCAGAGGTTGGAAGCCATTCAAGCTAAAGGCGGAGATGGAGATATGTTTGATTTTTCAGATTTACAAGATTTATTAGAAGAATCTGAAGAAGCTCAACAAGAATTAGTAGATAAGATAGAAACAGATAATACTCCAGACGAAGTAGACAACAAATAATGGCATTTAATTTATCTTTAGGTAGCGTTTCTTCTAATAGAAGTTCTTCTCCAAATGTAGGCTCTGGGGTTACAGTAACTTATGGGCGAGTAGTTGATGTTATTTTAGATGAAAATCACCCTGAATATAAAAATAGAGGAGGAGGAATATCGATAAATGGAGTTTTCTATAAACCTCTATCTTCCAATGCTAGTGAAAAGAGTTTAACACAACTACCTTTTGCATATCAACAGGGTGCTCAAATTAAAGTAGTACCTCTTATAGGAGAGATAATAAGGGTATCCCCTCTACCGATTCCTTCTGATAATGATTTTAACGGCAAAACCAGGAAGTATTATACTAACATACTTAACATTTGGAATAACGCTAACAACAACTTCTACCCGGACATAGATAACAACTCCGATATAGATTTTACCCAGCAAAATAAGTTTATTGAATTAGGTAATATAAATCCTATAGCGTCTAGCCCAGGAGATGTTCAAATAGAAGGCCGTCAAGGTCAGTCATTAAGATTTTCTGGAGGTAAATCTCTTTCTAACCCCTGGACTGACGATAACAATATAGGTAAGCCTTTAATAATTCTAAGCAACGGTCAAAAAGAAACAAAAGAAGGGTTTAGTTTAATAGGAGAAGATATTAATGAAGATAGTTCTTCTATATATTTGGTGTCGGATCACCAAGTTCCTTTAATACAAGCTAGTGAAAAAAGAGATGCTTGGAACGTTCCTCCTGTGAAAGCAGATCAATTTAAAGGAAATCAGGTTATTATTAACGGAGGAAGGTTGTATTTTAATGCTAAAGAAAACGATATTCAACTTTCTAGTATATCTTCTATAGGGTTAAATACCGAAGGTACAGTAAACATAGACTCAAAAGACTATATATGCTTAGATAGCCCTCAGATATTTTTAGGGGCCCAAGCCCGAACGTCTCCCCGTAATAGAAAAGAACCTTTGATTCTAGGTAATCAATTAGAAGCTTTTCTTGAGATTTTACTTAACATGTTAGAAGGAATAGCTGACGATATGGCAACAGCTGTGACAGGAGATAATACACCAATTCCAAATATAAACAGAAGAGGAAAGCAACTTAAGCCATCTATAGATTCACTGAGAAGGAGGATAAACCCGAATGGAGTATCTACTTTAAAATCTAAAAAAGTATACACAGAGTAATGGCTTCTAAATCTCAAATATCAAAAATTGTTGCAAACCAACTAGGTAACATTCAAGGTCAACTAGAAGCTAGAATACTTAGTGAGGTAGTAAGATTACAAAGTAAGTTTACTAATAAATGCCCAGACAGTAAAGAATTAGTTAGTATTATTAATACTAGAAATTCACTTTTAAAATCTATAAATAGTTTTCAAAAGTTAACTAATAAATTTGGAGCAATACCTAAATCACTTCGGGGTCCAATAGCAATTGCTAAAATTGTTATAAGACTTCTAAAAGCTAATCCAACTCCGCTAGCAATAGGAACTCCACCAGGCCCATCTGGAGGTTTAATTTTCGCTCAACAAGCGGGGTTTGTTACGTCTCAAGCTGATAAACTACAAAAATTATCAATACTATTAGAAGATTTGGAATCAGACGTATCCGCTCTTAATAACTTAATAAGAACTATAAACCCTAGTCTAAATAATGTTAAAAAGTTATTAGAAAACATTAATTTAAGTATAACAGACTGTGTTGAAAATTTAGGGGGGGATGAAGCAGCAGCAGCAAAGGAACTACTATCCGCAGTTAGGCCAATATCAGCTAAAGACAGTTTAGACAATCCGGAAAATTCAACAGAATATATTGCTGCAAACGGTAACCCATATTATATATTTATAGAAGATTACGAATCTGATACAGATATAGCATTAAAGAGGATAGCAGTAGCAAAAAACACTAGCGGTATAACAGTAATGAGAGGAGAGCCATCATTTAGCTCAGATGCTCAAATACTTATTGATGAAGTTAAATTTAGACTAGATAATCAACTTGCATAAATCAACTATTTATAATTATGAAACTCGAACAATTAAGAAAAATCATACGAGAAGAAGTAAAAGCGGCAGTTAAAGAAGAACTACAGGAAGTAATGAATGAAGCAGTACGCGTGGCTAGTCAACCTCAAGTAAATGAAGTTGTAAAACAGCCATTAAAACCAATTCAAGTAAAGAAACCAGTACCTACTTCATCTAACCCTATAATGGAAATGCTTAATCAAACTAAAGCGTCAATGACATCCGACGAATATAAAAATATATATTCAGGAACATCCGATATGGTACAGAAACCGAATTTTGCTACTACGATGGCATCAAGTATGGGAATGACAGATTCAAGAGGGCCTATGCCAGGATTGGATATATCTCAATTTGATTTTGTTAAAAAAGCAGGACAGGTATATAAGAAGTCTGTAGAGAACGATAAACAAAAATTTGGAATAAACTAAAATGGCATTCAATACAAAAAAAATTAATCCTTTAGATTTACAACCAAGAAAAGCAATTGGCGTATCTTTACCCCTTTCTGGGAAGGCTGTATTTAATTCGACCTACCAGACTAAAGATGCTATAAGGACTAATTTAATTAACTACTTTTTAACCGGAGTAAGTGAAAGGTATTTAAATCCATCTTTTGGCAGCCCTTTAAGAGAACTAATGTTTAATAATATTACAGAAGAATTTAACACAGAAATAGAATCAGTAGTAAGAAGAGGTATATCAGAGTATTTTCCAACAGTGCAGCCAACAGCTATTCAAGTTAACCCAAACCCAGATAGAAATACAGTTACGTTATTTTTAAGATACGCAATCCGAGATACTAATATTGAAGATGAAGTAGTAATAAATTTTGAACAATAATGGCAGAAATTAGAGACATAAAATACGTAGCTAGAGAATTTTCTGATTATAGACAGGAATTAATAGAGTTCGCTAAGAACTATTTTCCTGACACTTATAATGACTTCTCACCTACATCACCCGGAATGATGTTTATTGAAATGGCAGCATACGTAGGTGATATTCTATCTTTTTACCAAGACACACAGCTTCAGGAGACTTTTCTTCAGTACGCCAAAGATCCTGGTAATTTATATTCTATGGCATATATGATGGGATATAAACCGAAAGTAACTAATGCTGCAGAAGTAACCTTAGAGATAAGTCAAAATATAAGCGCAGATGGTGATGGAAATCCAAATTGGAATGATGCATTGATAGTAGATGAAAATGCAACTATTACCTCTGATTCATCAGGTCAAATTCAATTTTTTATTGAAAATAAGGTAGATTTTTCTCTATCAAGTTCTTTTGACCCAACAGATATAGTAATAAGTAGCATTACAGGGAATATTCCCAATGAATTTTTACTAACAAAAAAAACAAAGGCATTTTCTGGGGAAGTTAAAACTATATCTCAAACATACACCACAGCTGAAAAATTTACTACCATTACAGTAGATGATGCTAATATTATAGGTATATTAGATATTGAAGACAGTAATGGGGAAAGGTGGTACGAAGTTCCTTTCTTAGGGCAAGATAGTGTATTTGTCGATCAAGCTAATGTAGGCGCTGATGCAAATAGCGTACCAAACACTATTGAACTTCAAAAAGTACCTAAGAGATTTGTAACTAGATTTAATTCTACAGGTCAACTCATAATTCAATTCGGAGCTGGCACCGTTGGTCAAGACGATAATACGTTTACTCCGGATCCTTCTAATGTAGGCTTTAATTATGATTTTGAAAATAATATTAACAATACACCAGGTCTTACCTTTATAGATTCAGCTTACGATCCGTCTAATTTTATATATACAGGTACATACGGCATAGCACCAGCTAATACTACGCTAACCATTAGGTACTTAGTTGGAGGAGGAGTAGAAGCTAATGTACCTGCAAACACTTTAACAGTATTTAGCGGAGTTGCTAACTCTGTAGATACTTTAAATACATATGTAAATACACTTTCAATAAATAACCCTAAAGCAGCAGTAGGCGGTAAAGATGGAGATACCATAGAAGAAGTAAGACAGAATGCTTTAAGATCTTTTGCCGAGCAAAAAAGAACTATAACTGTTCAAGACTATACAGTTAGAGCAGCATCTCTAGATCCTAAGTTCGGTACTGTAGGGAAAGTATTTGTAACTCAAGACGAACTAACCAGCACTGTGTCACCAGCAGATTCTTTAATTGGGTATAATCCCTTATCTCTATCTCTATATGTATTAGCATATGATAATGATAAGAAGTTAATAACCGCTACTGATACACTAAAGGAAAATCTTAAGACTTATATGTCGTATTACATGCCAGTTACAGATGCATTAAATATAAAAGATGCTTTTGTAATTAATGTAGGTATAAATTATGATATATTAGTAAAACCTAATTACAATAGTAGAGACGTACTTCTTGCATGTAATCTTATAGTGCAAGACTTTTTTGAAATATCTAAATGGAATATTAACCAACCTATAAATATATCAACAATTTATAGTTTATTAGATAATGTGACAGGAGTCCAGACTGTTAGTAAAATTGAAGTTGTAAATAAGCAAGGAGGTAATTATTCTGAGTACGCTTACGATATAAAAGGAGCAACAAGAAATAATATAGTGTACCCTTCTTACGATGTAATGATATTTGAATTAAAATATCCTAATATAGATATTAAAGGAAGAACAACAACAATATAGTATGGCAATTTATAGAATATTTCCCGAGAAAGACACCTTTATCTTTTCAGAAAACTCAACCGCAAACGCTGGAAGAGATGAAATAGTAGAGATAGGAGGATATCCTGGAACTATAGACGGTACTGGTCAAGCAAGCCGGATTATAACAAAATTCAGCGATGAAGACATCGAAGACGTAATTAATAATAAAATAGGCAGCACAAATTTTAGTTCTAGCTTAAATTTATACTTAGCAAGCGCAAATGAACTCCCAGTAGATTACATAACATATGCGTATCCTATTTCCACAACAGGAACTGGAGAATGGGATAATGGAAC